CAACAGGAAAAGATCACAGGAATATTCCGGATGATGGGAGAAGGCACCCTCATTCGCATTTATGCGAAGAGTGTGGTGATTACTTCTTTCACGTCCATAAAGTGGACTACGGAACTGCAAGCACCTATGTGAATTTGTGTAAGCAGTGTCGCGGTGACAGGGAAGTAAAGAAGGAAGGTTGTGAGGATCCTGGGAGCTTAGCGGTTCTCAAGGATACGATTGTTCCCAAGAATTGTGTTGAATTGAAATGTAACGGCCAGGTTATGTGTGGTCTCGGCATCGTCGGGAAGCTCTTGCTGGCGCCTTGGCATTTATTTGCTGGCTTGACCGGAGAGCATACCCTCGAGGTGAGAAAACACAAACTGGGCTCATCATTTCATCAAGTGAGGATTGGTTATGACGTTCATCGTCTTGGCCAAGTTGGGAACATGAGTTTGCAGGCTGACTTGTGTCTAGTTCTGCTCAGCAGAACGATACCAAGTTTTAGTGATATTAGAGCCCACTTTGTGCGCGATGCAGGGTTACACCGAATTCAGCGCTGTGTGGGACAATTTGCCAGAGTAAGATCGAAACTGGGCGAACCCGTCGTTATGTTCAATAGTGATGTGTTAGTTCGCCAGATGACGGAGCAAGTTTTTTATAAACTTGACGATGGTGAGAAAGTTTTCTTGCGAGGGTTCTGTTATGGAACTGCATCGCAACCAGGAGACTGTGGTGGCATCCTTAGTGTTTTAGATCCAAATATGGAAGGAATGATATGTGGGATGCACGTTGCTGGCGATGAGAAGGTTAGTGAGGGCTTTAGTGCCTTTTTGACCAAGGAGTGGCTGGATGCGGAGCTCGAGAGAGTGGCAAAATTGTGCAACTTCCAGATCGAAGATTTTGTAAAATTTCCAGGATTGAAGGAGGTGCGCAAACAGGGATTTGAGGCCCCTGACCCAAGCTTCATAAATGTTATACCGGCTGGAAACTTAGTGGTGGTGGGACAGACCAAGCAGGGAGAGAGATTTGTTAATAAGACAGACATTATTCCCTCCCCCTTGCATGGTATGATTTCAGCACCAGTGACGTTTCCTTCAGTGATTGACAGGAAAGATCCAAGAATATTGGAAAGGCGTGAAGTGTCGCCTATGGAGAAAGCACTTGAAAAATTTGAGGAACCGATGATCCCGTTTGCGAAAAGACACCTCGACATAGCGGAGCAAGTTGTGTATAACAAGTTGGCGTCTGTAAAACCGAAAGGCTTAGATTACAGATTGTTAACTTTGCATGAAGCAATTAATGGTATACCAGCTGCAGGTTATGCGCGGTTGAATATGTTGACAAGCCCCGGGAGGCCTTATAAGTTGAAAAGGCCACCTGGGAGTAAAGGGAAACGGTTCCTCTTTGAGGAGATACAAGAAGATCCACTAGAATACAAAATAGCGCGGACGATCGAAGGAAAGCTCTTGGAAGAGAAAGTTCAGAAAAGAATTGAATTGGCGAAGGCTGGAGAGCGTATGTTTGGTTATGGGTATAGTAATTTGAAAGACGAGCGAAGATCATTGAAGAAGATCCAGGCAGGAGGCACGCGATCGTTTGATTGTATGCCATTGGACTATAATATCGTCTGTCGGATGTATTTCGGCGCCTATGTGTGTGCGATGAATCAAAATTGCACGAGTTTACCATCTAGTGTTGGGATTGACCCGACTGGTACGGCGTGGACTACACTATACAGACGATTGAAGAAGTTCGGTGGCGATGTCTTTGCAGGAGATTACAAAGCATGGCATGGGCGTTTAGACCCAGAAACATTGGCACGGCTAGTAGATGTTATTAATAA